ACTCTGAGCATTACAGGCACTAGCGTTGCGGCTCCCACTGGCGGCAAACTGAACTTCATCTTGCGTTACTCACAGCCCGACAACAACATCGGTACGCTGACTCAGTACCCCTACGGTAACCTTGACTAATTGATCCGGGGGCTTCGGCCCCCTCTTTGTAACTAAGGAGATCAATATGGCTCAAAGTCCGAACGGCATTCCAAGTACCAACAATTCAATCCAGTCGATTACTCGTCAGGCTCGCTATGAGCCGTTTGAGTTGCAGGTTGCACGTGGCCAAATTTACGGCCATAGTGTCCTGAACATTTATGGCTACCAGACAGCGGTAGGCACATCGTTTGTGCCTGTGTGGGAAGGTAATAGCTCCTACACATTCCCGTCGTCTGCAATCCAAATGCACATTGTTAGCTCTGTTAACACTGGCGATGATAAAACAGGCACGCTTGTTACCATCAATGGGTTGGACGCCAACTACAACCAAATTTCTGAAACTGTAAAGTTGAACGGTACGACTGCTGTGACTACAGTGAAATCGTACTTCCGAATCAACAGTATGGTAGTAGCCAGCGGTGCACCCACTGGTAACATCACGCTGAAAGATACATCGGATACAACGCTGTACGCAGAAATTTTGGCGGGCAATGGCCGCACTTTGATGGGCATCTATACGGTCCCCGCAGGTTATACGTTCTATCTAAGCCGTATTGATATCAATACCAGCTTGAACGCCAACCCTGCTGGTTTTGCCACATACCAGAACTACCAAACAAGCAGCGCTGGTGTATCCACTGTTACTGTTGTTGCGCCGTTTACAAACAACTACCATACGCAACGGGTTATGCCCCGTGCCGTGGCGGAAAAAACGGACATCCAATTGCAAGCAAAAGTTAGCACCGGCACTGCGGCCTTAACGGTTTCGCAAGAGGGCTACTTAATCGCAAACGGTACTTAATCATGGCTAAGACAGCAGCATGGACTCGCAAAGAAGGCAAGAATTCCAACGGCGGCTTGAACGCCAAGGGGCGAGCCAGCGCCAAAAAGCAAGGGATGAATCTGAAGCCCCCGCAACCCGAGGGCGGAAAAAGGCGCGACAGCTTCTGTGCCCGAATGGAAGGCATGAAGAAAAAGCTGACTAGCGAGAAGACTGCTAAGGACCCTGACAGCCGGATCAACAAAAGCCTGCGGGCATGGAAGTGCTGAGATGGATGGAAACATGATTTGGTCTGGCGGGCTATCCCTGATTCTTGGGATGGTTGCCTTTTTCTTGAAAGAGAAGTCTAATGACCTTAAACGGATTGAGATTCTGCTCAACCGTACACGCGAGGAAATCGCAAAAGGATACGTGACCAATGACGAGCTTAACAAAATTACTGAGCACATTGACTCTCGCTTTAACAAGTTGGAAAACAAAATTGACCAGCTACTTCAGCAAGGGGCAAAGTGATGCCAAGCAAGAGCAAAGCTCAACGTAATCTGATGGCGGCGGTTGCTCATTCAGCAGCCTTCGCCAAAAAGGTGGGTATCCCACAGTCTGTGGGAAAAGACTTTAACGAGGCCGACAAAGGCCGTAAATTCTCAAGAGGTGGCGATATGGCTAAATTAACTAAGGCGCATCACATGGCGATGGCCCATCATCATTTGCAAATGGCTATGGGTGGAGATACCATTGGTATGGAAACCAAGGACCAAAGCAAAGGCATGACTACTGCAAAAATGGGTAAAGTTACCGAAGGCGGTAAACGTGCTCACGGCGAGCATAGCATCCAAGAGCGTGGTCACACACGCGCTATGGAACCCAAGATGGCTGGTTCTACTACCGGCATGAAGCGCGGTGGCGCAGCTAAACGCAAGTAAGGATCTGACATGAAACACGAAGACATGAAAACCAAGAAGGAAGAAACTCCTAAGCACCATCACAACGTGCATCATGTTGAGAAACATTATGGCGGCGACGGCCACAAGCCCCACCACCACCATTTCAAAGAACACGCTGCTGGCCACAAGCTGCACCACGAGCATGTGGAAGCTATGTGCGGTGGCGGAATGACCCGTAAATAAGGAGCTATCATGGCTACTATGCGTAAACAAATGAATCCCCAAGTCTTGGCCGCTTTGGCTGCACGTGCTCGTATGGGTGGTGCTCCTGTTGCTGGCGTTCCTGGTGGCCCTGCTTCTCCTGCTATGCCCGGCCCTATGGGTGCTATGGGTGGCGCTCCTGCTCCTGCTCCTACTTCGATGAAGAAGGGTGGCAAGACCAAGAAGATGGCCAAGGGTGGTACTGCTTCCGCTCGCGCAGACGGTATTGCTACTCGCGGCTTGACCAAAGGCACTTTCTGCTAAGGTGATCTATGATGGCTTCACGCGGTATGGGGGCTATTGCTCCGTCTAAAATGCCCGGTAAGAAGACGATCATTCGCAAAGATGATCCGAACCGTGTTGAGGTTTATGCCAAGGGTGGCGAGATTTGGGACAAGGCTAGACCCAAGGGTTTAGGCAAACCAAAGGCGCTGTCTTCTGCTAAGAAGTCAAAGGCCAAGGCTGCGGCTAAAGCGGCTGGTCGTCCTTACCCTAACTTGATTGACAATATCCGCGCCGCTAGGAGCAAGTGATGGCTGAGAAATGGATTCAAAAAGCAATTAAGAACCCAGGTGCTTTGCGTAAAGAACTTGGTGTTAAAGCAGGTAAGACCATCCCCGCCAAGAAGCTTGCTAAGGCTGCTAAAGCGCCCGGTAAGTTGGGTCAGCGTGCTCGATTGGCCGAGACCTTGAAAGGTCTTCGTAAATGAATAACAACCCGCTCGCCGCGCTACAGCAGGACTTTCAGCAAGTAGCAGGTCATATTGGCTCCATCAATGGTGGAGGTGGTAATAATAACGCCTCTGCCGCTGGTAGTCAGGGCTATGGCGGCGGGTTCGGTGGTGGGTTTGGTTTTGGCAATCAGCAGCCTCAGAATCCCTATGCTCAGGGTTCTGGATACGGTGGTGGTGTAGGCGGCCCTCAAATGATGCCAGGGCAGCAGCCGCAGTTTGGCCCTCAGGGCGGTGGCGGTTTTGGTCAGTTTAGTGGCTTTGGTGGCTTTGGCAGCATGTCTGGTAATAATACCAACAACGTCAATCAAGGAACAAACGGTAACGGCTCCAATGATTCAATGCTTGGCGCCCCCGAAATTGCAATGCCACCTCCTATTACTCAAGAGGATCAAGCTGCACAATTAGCCCGTCAACAACAGCAACAACAAGCTCAGCAGCAAAAACTTCAAGAGCAACAGAACCAATATAAACAATGGTCAGATAGCTATTTACAAGCGGCTAAAACTGATCCGCAAAATTTTAATAATGGCGTGTTGCCTTGGAATTTTCAGCAGTGGCAACAAGCTCAAGATGAGTTATCGAATGTACAGGTTATGCCTGGTGCTATTACAGCCACTCCGCAAAACTCGAACTTTGTAGATAATACTAGCGGCTCTTTAGCCCACGGCGGCGTTGTTGCTCTTGCCAATGGCGGGGCAGTACAGCGTTTTGACGACGGCGGAATAGCATCACTTGCCCAAAACATTGCTGGTAATATTACCAACAACTGGGGTATTGGTAACGCTGGAAACCAAGACTGGACTTATACCGCTCAGGGCACCAATAATGGTATGCAGGCCAATCCAACGTTTAACTGGACCCCGGCTACGGCCCCTGCGGCGGCAGGCGGTGGTGGTGGCAATAATAGCCAGGACGTAGTAGTGCCAGATACTTCTACGCAAGATACAACTACGCAGCCCATTCAGCCGACGCCAGTAATTGAGCCTACTGAACCTCAGCCTTATACGCCTGAGCCGATGCCTATTTTGACTCCAAGTACTGACGAGACGCCACCTGAAGAGCCGCCGTTAAAAGAAGGTGATGTAACTATCAGCGTGCCCGTCAATACGTATACGCAACCAGAACCCATTCAGCCTACTGCTCCTGCGCCGTATCAGCCTGAACCGATGCCAAATTTGGACGTTCCGCCTGTGGATACGCCGCCTGAGAAGACAGGTACGGTAGAGATTTCTGTGCCTTCGCAAGATAGCACATCTACGTATACGCCTCCTCCGATTGCGACGCCAGAGCCTATTCAACCAACAGAGCCTCAGAGTTACACGCCTGAACCGATGCCCGACTTGACTTCTGGTATTGCATCGTTGACTCCAGCTTTGGATGCTACTAATGCACCAGTAACACGGTCAATTGATACGCCTGTTAACCCAGCACCTGCTCCAACACCGACACCTGATTCAACTAATACTGGGATCGCATCTTTGACGCCTCCATTGGATGCGGTCAATAATCCAGCACCAGCCCCTGTAGCACCAGATGCTCAAGCGCAGGCTGCAGCCCAGGCTCAAGCTGATGCACAGGCACAGGCGCAAGCTCAGGCCGCTGCTGCAGCACAAGCTCAAGCTGCCGCTCAGGCGCAAGCACAGGCAGATGCACAAGCTCAGGCACAAGCCGCAGCGGCTGCCCAGGCTCAGGCCGACGCATTAAATGCTGCAGCACCCCAAGTGGATAATACTGTTGTAAATCCATACGTTCAGCCAATTGATTCATCTTTAACGGGTTACAACTACAGCTCTGGCCCGTTTGAAAATGGCGGCTTTGGTCCTGGCGATGCTAATGGCGGCGGTGATTTTGGTGGAGATTACGTTGGTGGTGGCGGTTTTGGCGGTAAATACGCTATTGAAGCTTACGCACATGGTGGGATAATTAACCTACTAAGGAACTACTACTATGGCTAACCTTGTCACTTCAGGCGGTGCAGTCTACAACCCTCAATTGACCGAGATCATTGAGGAAGCCTTTGAGCGTGCTGGCTCTGAGCTGCGGTCTGGTTACGATTTGCGTACTGCTCGACGTTCGTTGAACCTGATGTTCGCCGACTGGGCTAACCGTGGTATCAACATGTGGACAATGGACCAAGGCGTGATTACCCTAGTCCAAGGGCAGTCTACCTATGCCTTGCCTTCCGATACCGTTGACCTGCTTGAGCACGTTATCCGCACGCAGGCTAACAGCACCAGCAATCAGGCTGACTTGACCATTACGCGCATCAGCGTCTCAACCTATGCAACGCTGCCTAACAAACTGCAACAGGCCCGTCCTATTCAGGTATTGGTCAACCGTCAAGACGCCCAGCAGAGCCCCACAACGATCACTGTTGCCAGTGCAGCATCGGCTACTGACACAACCATTACGCTGACTTCTACTGTTGGCTTGCCCGCCTACGGATTTGTGCTGATTGACAGTGAAGTTATTTTTTATCAGTACATCTCGGGCAACACGATTAACACCTGCGCCCGTGGTCAGAACAACACTACTGCCGCCTCACACGCCGTAGCTGCGCCGGTCAGCATTCAGTACTTGCCTTCGGTCACCGTGTGGCCGATTCCAGATGGGGCTCAGCAGTATCAGTTTGCTTACTGGCGCTTGCGTCGCACTCAGGATGCCGGTAACGGTGTTAACGTGATGGACATCCCATTCCGGTTTTTGCCTGCTATGGTGGCTGGATTGGCCTATTATTTGATTCTGAAGCTTCCACCTGCGCCGGACACCCAGGCTCGCCTGCAGGTCCTTAAAGCGCAATATGATGAGGCTTGGCAGTTGGCATCGGATGAAGACCGTGAGAAAGCTGCTGTGCGGTTTGTGCCCCGTCAGATGTATATCGGGAATAGCTACTAATGGGTAATAGGTTCGCATCCGGTAAGAACGCGATTGCCGAATGCGATCGGTGTGATTTCCGCTACCCGTTAAAAGTTCTTCGCCGTGAGGTTATCAAGGGCAAGAACTATGAGCTGTTGGTGTGCCCTACCTGCTGGGATCCTGATCAGCCGCAGTTACACTTGGGTGAGTTTCCTGTTGACGATCCGCAGGGCTTGCGTAATCCTCGGCCTGACCGGAGCTACTATGCTTCTGGCCTGGATGCACAGGGATATACATCAGGCGGCTCTCGGGATATCCAGTGGGGATGGAATCCGATTGGTGGATCAAGATTATTTGATAACGCATTGACGCCAAATTACTTGGCAACAGTGACAAGTGTTGGTACAGTTACGATTGCAACTACTTAGGAGTAGAACATGGCTAAGAAAATGATGGAAGAATCTAAAGCCGAGTCTCGCAAAGAGATGGCTGAAGACAAAAAGCAGGACGTTGCTTTGATTAAGAAGGCGTTCAAGCAACACGACAAGCAAGAGCACAAAGGTGGTAAAGGCACCACTTTGAAGCTTGCTAAGGGCGGTGATGCTAAAAATGCAAGTATGACTTACATGACGTATGGCAAGACGGGCAAGCCAGAAGGATTGAAAACAATCAAACTTGCCAAGGGTGGTGTGACCGGTCAAGCCATGCGTGCTGTTGGTCGTAACCTGGCTCGCGCTCACAACCAAAAAGCCGGGAGCAAATAATGGCCAAGTTTTCTCACAAGAAAATGGGTAAAGAAGTGGGCTCTGCAGAAGAGTACGCTCAGCCCCACGGTAAGGCTAACAAACAGCCTAACCTGAAAGACCCCAACAAGCTGTTGGCCGGTCAGTTCAAACCTGGTGCAGAGAAGCAAGGCACTCCTCGCGTGAGCTTGGGCGATCCTGCTGATCCTGATTTGGAAACCCAAGGCGTTAAGATTCGCGGCACTGGTGCGGCTACTAAGGGTCTGTACGCCCGAGGCCCGATGGCATGAATTACTATCAGCTCGTAACTGCTGTTCAAGACTACACGGAGAATACCTTTTCGACGGTAGACATAAACACGTTTATCGAGCAGGCAGAGCAGCGGATCTACAACGACATTCAGTTTCCTTCGCTGCGTAAAAATGTTACCGGTACAGTAAGTTCGTCCAACCCCTACCTATCCGCCCCGGCGGACTATTTGTCTACCTATTCGCTGGCTGCATATTCCACGTTCAGTACAACAGCTACGGGTACATCGGGCACGAATGTCATTAGTGTCTCAAGCGCCAGCGGAATCGCCATCGGGCAAAACGTCACGGGTACAGGTATTGGTTCAGGTGCAATCGTCTACGGCGTCAACGGCACAAGCATTACGCTGAGCGTGGTCAACACTGGTACAGTATCCGGTACAGTTAGCTTCCAAGGCGCGTATCAGTACCTGCTGAACAAGGACGTTAACTTCATCCGCGAAGCGTTCCCCTACCCGTCTGTGTCCGGATTCCCCACACACTACGCCATCTTTGGCCCTCAGTCTGCAGCACCTAACGAGTTGTCGTTCATGGTTGGCCCAACGCCCGATCAAAACTACGGTGTTGAGCTGCACTACTTCTTCTACCCACCGTCGATCATTCCGGGCATTATCATCAGTTTGAACAGTTCTTTCACTGCTGGTTCAGGGTATACCAATGGAACGTATTACAACCAAGCTTTGACTGGTGGTACAGGTTCTGGCGCTACTGCAAATATTGTGGTGTCTGGTGGTGCGGTGACTTCTGTCAGTTTAGAAACGGGAGGGTCTGGTTATGCCGTGGGAGATTCTTTATCTATTAGCCTTGGCAGTGGCGGTGGGTTTGCCGTTACTGTTCCCAACGCAGCCAGCTTGAACCAAACTAACGGCATGACTTGGCTTGGTGACAACTACGATGCAGCC